CTATCCAAAGGCGCTGTTATCACGCGCCAAATTGCGATTGGTGATAACGCGCTAGAATATGCTGGCAGCGTATCAACACAACGTGGCGCTGACAATATTGCTCTTGGCCAAAACAGTAGCCGATTCTTGACAACTGCTTCGCAAACTGTAGCTATTGGTGTCAACACTGGCATGGGCCGCAATACAACAGGCGATGTCGGAATCGGACAATACGCAAACTCATCTATAGTGATTAAGGGTTTGTCAGGCGATTGGGAACAGCACAGCGTCCTGACGCCTCCCGATAACAGTAATAAAAACAATCTAGCCATTGGTGCCAACGCGCTAATGACCAGTGGTGGCAATGGCAATGTAGCAATCGGCGGCAGTTCGCTACAGTACAACGCCAGCGGCAAAGGTAATCTAGCTATCGGCAACGGCTCCTTGTCTCTTTTGGGATATAAAGAGGGTCCATCAGGTCTTGTACGCACGTATTTAACAAATTCTAATGGTACATACACATGGTCTGGCACTCAACTGACTATCGCTATTTCCAATCATGGTGTGCAGCAGGGCGATTATGTTAATTTGCGGCTGACCGGTGGTAATTTCGTCCCATCTGCTGTAACTAATTTTGATTCAGTGCGCGGCATTGTCGATACCGTTGTGGACGCAAATACATTCACAGTTGCCGAATGGAATCCTGGCAAACCAATTCAATCGCTAGAAGATGTCGGTAATGTACGTCTTAATTCTTACGAACGTGAGGTGTACTCCGGCTCTGACGACAGCAATATTGCCATTGGTGACAATGCTGGTTCTGGAATAAGCAGTGGCACCTATAACATTTTTATCGGTGGTAGCGCTGGTCCAGCTATTGACTCCACCATAACTTCTGCTGTCATGGTCGGCGGGTTATCTGGTTTTCAAATGTCCGAGGGCAATGAGGTCCTGCTACTTGGTGCTCTAGCAGGGACTCTGGTTAAGACGGCGGATAAACTCACTATTGTTGGTTCCTATGCTAACGGATCGGAAACATCAACTAATGCTGTTGCTGTTGGTTCCGAGTCCATGGCCAACGGGTCTGACACAACTGCTGTAGGTGCTACTGCCGCATCAGGAACAAATGGTGTATCTATCGGCTCTGGCGTAATCGGCGCAGATAACTCGATAGCGATTGGTAAATCCGCTAACGCTAGTGAGCTATCAACAGTTGTCGGTATTAATGGCACAACAACAGGCGATACATCTATCGCCATTGGAAACTCTGCAAATGCCACATATAGTGCCCTGGCTATTGGCGATTCGTCAGCGGCTAGCGATAACAGCATTGCGATTGGTGTCGAAACCACAACAGCCGACAATAGTATCGCTGTCGGTCACGGTGTTGTTGCTGCCGAAAACGAAGCAAGATTTGCAACCGACGCCCACAACACTGTTGTGTCTGGATCGACAGCAGCAATTGAAGCAGTAACCACTGATATCGGCATGAATGCCACCGCTACTAATATCAATATCGGCAACACAAATACAAATATCCAGATCGGTGAAAGCAATCAGTCTGGGAAGATTACGCTAAGTGCTCAGTTAGTAACAATTGATGATGCTGGCATTACTTCTGATGCGCGCGACAAGACTGACATCCGTGACACTTCTCTTGGGCTAGATTTCATCAATAAGGTTCGTCCTGTTGAATATCGTTGGGCTAAGCGTGGTGAGCAAGAAGGAACGCGTTTCCACCAAGGTATTATTGCTCAAGAGTTAAAACAAGTTAGCGATGATCTGGGGATTGATTTTGGCGGATATATTGATCAGAGTGTGAATGGCGGTGACGATCAGAAGACTGTTCGCTATACAGAACTTATTGCGCCGCTGATCAAGGCTGTTCAAGAGCTATCAGCACAGGTAGAGGAGCTGAAGAAGAATGGCTAATCTTCTGTCCTACCCATTCAGAACCGCACCGGATGGTACTATTGCCAAAACACCCGAGGGTGAAGAATACTACGCACAAGAATTGGTTAATCTCATTCTGACAACTCCGGGCGAGCGCCAATTGGTGCCAGATTATGGCATCACCGATCCGGTGTTCGATCATCTCAATACTGTAGAATTGTTGGGTAAGGTAGAAATGTACGGCCCGCCAGTCAGTATTGACGGAGATGCCGTAACAGTTAGCTGGGAGCGCGATGGAGAGATGAACCTCGATATCGAATATACCGCCAACACTACCGACGAAGAGGATCAGTATCTCAATGATGATATCTTAGATGATGAAGATGGTTATGAGGGTGACGATACAGATTCAAACGTGAATGATTATTACAGCTTTAACGAGAGAACGGATTACTGATGGCCAATAATTCGCCAGATATGCTGTGTAAACAGTGTAATCTAGTGCTACCTATGGATTCGTTCGGAACATATTCCACCAAAACTGGAATAAAACATCGAAGTAAGTGCAAACGATGCAGATATATCGCGTATAGAACTAGGCACGGATTGCCGGTTGGCCGACCTCCTAAAAAGGAATCGACGCGCCTACGCAATCAGCGTTTTTTAGGACAATATCTGTCGAACCACCCTTGCGTAGAGTGCGGGCAAGATGATATAAGGCTATTAGATTTTGATCATCTTCGTAACAAAGCAAATAATGTTGTGCGTCTGGTGCACACTGGCTACTCTATTCAGAGTATTAAACAAGAGATAGCAAAGTGTGAAGTGCGATGCAAAAACTGCCATACGAAGATTACTTTGGCTAGGTTAAATGATTGGCGCACCCAATATGTCGCTACAGGCAAAGTCCCACAGATAATTAGCAAGGTGGCACCCTGGCAACGAGCTGCTAAAGTACGCAATCGTGAATTTGTGGCTGAACATTTTGCCACTAATCATTGTGTAGATTGTGGAGAATCAGATATTCGTGTGTTGGAGTTTGATCATGAAGGCGACAAAACTAGAGGGGTCGCAGTCATGTTGCAGGGTACTTGGTCTACCAATTCCATTGCGCAAGAGATAGCAAAATGCTCAGTTAGATGCCGCAATTGTCATGCTATAATGACAATGAGCCGTGCTGGTGGCAGCGACTGGCGTAATAACTACTTAACATCATTATCAACGGGAGAAGTATTATGAACGGCTCGCCAGATATTGCCGATTACGTAACTCTTGATCTAATCGACCGTGATCCGCAAGATGTGTTCGATATCGCTAAGCAGTACCTGCAAACGGTATTCCCTGATTTAGTGCTGCGCGAAGGTATGATGGAGACAGTGCTTCTTGAGGCTGTAGCACTAGAGGTTGCTGAATCAATCTTCGCTATCAATCGTTTGCCGGACTCTATTACGGAAATCCTGTTACAGTTCTTCGACATTCAACGCGATGTCGGTGAACCTCCTGTGGCCGATATTAGTTTTTCCATCTCCGGTCCGCAAGGTGCAACGATTCCTGTGGGGTTCAGTTTGGTATACGATCCAGGAACTGGCGTAGACCCGTTAGTTATGCAGACTGATGCTGAACTGACTATCCCTGAGGGCTCTGCAACTGGTGTTGTATCTGCGACAGCAATTAATTACACAGACATGTTCAATGGTTTACCTGCCGGAACCATCCTGACTCCGCAAGAGAATTTGCTGTATCTGGATTACGCAACACTAGCCAGCACAGTAACAGAAGGACGCGATCCGGAGACAGATGATGAATATCTATCACGTGGAGTTCAAAGTATGCAGCGATTGACTTCTGTTCTAGTTACACCGAACCAGTTTGTGGCAGCAACGCTAGAGCAGCCATACACAAGTAGAGCGTACTCGATCGATTCTTACAATCCCGATAATGACCCGAACAACAATGGTCCCATCGGGCAAGATGGTGGGTATATCACTGTAGCGGTGTATGGCGATAATGAGATGCTGTCTGACGACAACAAAGAGGCATTGCAGGCAGAACTTGATGGAAATTGCCAAGCCAACCTGTTCGTTAAACTAATTGATCCAACCATTACACCAATCGATGTTGATGTAGAGGTCGCGGTAGAGGCTAATGTTGATCCGGCTAGCGTTGTGTCAGCCATTACCTCTGCATTAGAGACAGCTCTGAGTCCGAACACATGGGGTTGGGGGACAGTCGTGCGCCGTTCGTATCTGCTATCATTGATTACAAATATCCAAGGCGTTGATTACGTTAACAGCTTGACTACTCCAGCCGCAGATATCACTCTCACAGGGGTTGCTAATCTAGTAACGACAGGCACAATCAATATCTCGGCTATATAACTACTATCAAGATAATGAAACATAATGGCTGATACACCTATTTTCCACGATACCGTAGAGCGAGTGTATTCGCTGCTGCCTCAACATTACCAAGATAGCGATATTCTTCAGAATTTTCAATTCAAAAAGTATCTGGCTGGGCTTCTTAAGAACCAAGATGATGTAAATAAAATTATCGATCGGTTGCAGTTTATTCCTCTAGACGCTGGCGGTGTCGAAGGTGATACATCTGATCTGGTTAATCCGTATACGGCAGATGCTAAATGGCTACCTTGGTTGGGGCAGCTCTTCGGAACAACCGTCGCAGGAGAAATCACAGACGATATCCGCGAAGAGGTAATTAGAGCTTCCGGTTTCCGATCTGGCAGCATGGATTCCATGATTGCTGCTGCCAGAACGGTTTTGGTTGGTAGCAAAAAGGTTCGCATTCTTAAGCATTCCGATCTGTCGTGGCAGCCAGATATGCAAGAACACGTGTACGCCACCAACCTTGCCGTCAAACCTTCTTTTGCCACAGTGAGCGGTTTGGGTACCGGAGGTAATGCCACGGTCACCGCTGACGACTCTTGGTTCCTTTACGGACCGACAAGCGTTAAGGTTGTAACAACCGGCAGTGCCTCTTCCGCCGTATACGCGGCAGCCACCACTTCTTCTGGAGTATCATGGATTAATTTCCAGGAAGGAAAGACTTATACTGTCAGCGGGTATCTTCGCATGACCGCCGCCAATAACACTTCAGGCGAAAGTACAGCAGCCCGCAGCATTTCTGTCGGTCGTACATCAACTAGCGGATCAACGAGCTATACGTTTGCTCAATCGGCTCAAGCTGCAAACGCAGCAGGTACTACCCGCTTGTCTGTTACTTTTACTGTCCCTGCTGACACTGACACTATATTTGTGCGCTTAATGAATGGTTCGGCAACACCCGGCGATACCGTGTGGTGGGATGGCTTCATGGTTACTGAAGGCACCGACCTTCTTGACTATTTTGATGGCGATACTGATCCTACTGGCGGTTATTCGTTCCGCTGGTTAGGGGACGCTCAGGCATCTCCGAGTCAAAAATATATCCCCGCAGTTCCCAATACAGCTACTCAATGGGATATGCTGGTTATGACTCTTCAATCTGAAACATTGAAGAACCTGCTTGATCCCACTCTATCCAAGACTCTTTCGCCGTCTGTATGGGATGTAGATTTCCAGTCGTATGGATATGATCCAAATTATGTGTGGAAGCTCCTGGCAGACCAACCTGGCGTTTACCAAGACAGAGCGTTTGCATTCTCGTTGAAAGACCCTACATGGGCTGCTGGCCTAGCATCGACAACAGGATTCGGTGCAGGGCAATTCGGCAAGGGTACATTTGGATACGGAACAGACGTAACCTCAACTTTGCGAATTAAATCTCGCTCCTCCTTCGATGTAACCCCAACTGACAGTTATCAATTCATGGTATCTCTTGGGTTGAAACAGGATGTCATTGATGAGAAGCGCAGCGCCATTGGTTTCCAATTCTATGATGCTGACGGTAATGGGATCGATAATATCGAAGCCACTAATATGCTGCCAGACCCTAGCTTCGAATACAGCGAATGCGGATTTGTCCCACGCGGCAATGGTGCAGTAATTGAGCGCGACACCACTCGCCAACACACGGGCGCTACATCCCTGAAAGTGACATCTGGCGCTACAGAGGCTGGTTATGAAGCCCGCGCAGCCTTCACGGCAGCCAAAGACACTACCTATACATTCTCTGCTTGGCAGTATGTACCAAGCGGGGTTGACAGGGGGCACACTCTGGCTATGGGTCAAGGTGTTGCCACAGAGGTTGTGTACAATGATGACGCAACAACATTTGATCAGTGGCAGTATGTAACAGTAACCAATACTGCCGCGTCTGACGGAATCATGTATGTCCATCTATATGGCGGCGACACTGCCGGACAGACGACATGGTATGACGACCTTGGTTTGACCGTTGGCGATACTCCGGTTGATTTCAACGGCGATACTCCTGATCCTGTAGACGGCTCAGTTATCTACCAGTGGGACGGAGACCCTGGAAACTCTTCCAGCAGTAAAGTAACACACATCGTTTCAGAGAAAATTGATGTCACCCCAACCATTGAGAACACAAATATCTTCTCTCACAACTTTGTCAAATCTTCGAGAGCTGTTTATTACGCGCCATATGGTTCTAATGCGGCTGCTGTGAACATCTCTAACTATGGCGAATACTCGGGTGGAGATGTAATTCGTGGCACCATTAACGCCGTTGCCACAACCTCTGATTTCGGCATCGAACTTACTCAGGGGCTCGGGCTAGGACCAATTGCTGGTGGTACGACTTTTACGCTCACTCTAGATACATATCTTGCGGAAGCCGCAAACATCACCAGCATGCGAGTATTCTTTAGAGATGATACAAACTCTGATGACGATGCAGTAAATTTCAACTCAACCACACCCGCCTCGATTACACTTACGAAGGGGCGCTGGCATACGCGGCACTGGACGGCTACAGTTAAGTCTGATCGTGTCGTCACAAGTGCATTTGTCGTTGTAGAATCCTCACTGAACCAATCGCAGGGTGCTTATCTTGATACAGCTAACTGGCTTATTGAAGAAGGTACTGTGTCAAACGGATATTTCAATGGCGATACCCCCGCTGACGATACGTATACCTATTCGTGGGACGGCGTGCCGAACGCTTCAGTAACTAATAAGGTTTTGACTTCTGTTGCGCAAGAGAATGTCGTAACGATGGAGCAATTCACCACACGAGTTACCGCCCCTGCTGGCGCAGCTACGGCTAAAGTCTTTATCGATATGGATGGATTCAACGGCAAGGATACCTTGTATATTGCGCAACCGGGTGTTCGCGAAGAATACGACGAAACTTGGTGCGCTGTTTCTGCTGATCCGGTTCAGGCGATTATAGACCATAACACCAAGCCTGCTGGTATGATCCTTCACTGGAAGCCACTTGTTTCTGATTGGGATACAATTACTGCGAATGGCACACGTGAATGGGCTGATATCGAGAATATGCCGTGGCTTAACCTTGAAGAGCTTGGGCAATAACTTTGATATACTTGACTGAGAGGCTATCATAAAGGACAGCTATGGCTATTACTAAGACACCGCGCCTAAATCAAACTCGTTGGTCATCCGGCCAAGACCCGGTTAAGCGTGAGGATTTTGATTCGGATGCAGCAAGCGCCGAAGCTAATTCTGCTATCTACAAAGAAGGTCCTCTAGCATCACGCCCATCTGCTGGCGTTCATGGTAGATTCTATACCGTTACCAATGATATTGATCCAACCATAAATGGTCGTCAATATTACGATAATGGTACAGAATGGAAAGTTATTGGTTATACCAATAACCAACTTGCCGAGTCTATTTCTGTTTCTGATACTGCCTTGACTGTCCGCGCGCAAAATGGTCCTACCGCAGATATCTTCGAGGTACAAACTTCAGACAAAAGCAATGTCTTTCGTGTTACAGACAAAACTTATACCACCAACCAGCAATCAGTTGGTGCAAGCGGCGGTGTTCGTTTTGGATATAGTTCAAGTCATGACAACGCAGGCTTGATGATTTCTGTTGGTAAAACTAAGCCAGTATTAGTTATACAGGGTGCTGCTGACCAGTCTGGAAACCTCCTAGAACTGAAGAGCAGTAATAACTCGTATCTCGCACGTTTTAACGCTTCTGGCGGTGCGAACTTTGTTGGTGATATTTATGCTAATTCGTTCTTTGCGTCTGAGTCTATCACTACGCCAAGTCTGAATACCACTGGCGACAGCACTCTTTATAATGCTACTGTTAAATCCGCAAAAGCCGGTGACGTCGCGTTAAGCGTAATTCCAACCGCATCACAGACCGCCAACTTGATCGAACTTTTCAATGCATCGGGTGTTCGCGCGGCGCGTGTAACTCAAGATGGAACTGTCGCAACAGATGGTCGTGTTTTGGTTGGCGGCGGTGTCGGCAACTCTGGTTCTCAATCTTATTCAACCACTACCGGCGTTGTATCAGTGCGAAACACAATTGGTGCAACAACTCCTGTTTTGAATCTGTATGCCAACACGGACGGCCAAACGGGCAAAATTCTACAGACGTTTGATACCAATGCGTCTTTACGTTATTGGATCGATGCAGGGGGTAACACATCCTCTGCTGGCAACATGGATGCTGCCAGTATCGCTGTTGGTGCGGGATCAAACACAGCTCCAACGAAATACTACAACTCAGTTACACCTCGCTTCGAGGTTATCACCGGAACCTCTGCTGGTAGCTACGATGAAGCGATCACTATCAGGCACCCCGGCAATAATAGTACAGCTACAAACCGCCGTGTGGGTGTGCGCCTAAAAGTATCTGATGAGTCTAGCCAGAATGAATCTAACAAGTGGGGCGGTATCTCTGCTGGCTCTAGTTCTGCTAAGGCTACAGATGTTAGCTTGTACTTCTATTCAAATGGTCAAGAAGCGGGCAACTTCGATCCTCAACAAAACCTGAATGTAAACGGCGATGTCGTTATTCCTGGATCAAACGCGCTAGTTGTGAAGCCAAGTTACTCCAACCAAGTTTATCTGTATGGTAAGGATACACAGGTTGGTACTCTTGGCATGCAAACTGCCAATACTGCATTCGTTCGTGCAGATCAGTTTGCTATTTACTCTGGCGGTACTTACAACAGCAACGCTCTCAACTCTGGTGGTGGTAGCACGTTGGCCAGCTTCACCGCTGATCGCACCACTTTGAAGCGCCTAACGCTGTCTAATCCGTCCTCATACGATTCAACATCTCCGGTATTCCAGATCGGCACAACCGGGCATATGCAGTTCAGCAATTACTCCATCAACTGCTATGACGATGTGAACAACACCAAGCCTGCCGAAATCAACTTGGCTAACAACGGTGGACGTGTTCGCCTTGGCAATACAAGTTCTATTGTCTCGCTGCCAAGCCGCTTGATGTATGTTGGTAATATTGATGACGCTGGTGCTGCTAACGCGATGCTGTTCGCTCGTAGCTCTGCTGGAACATGGAACTCTTGGGCTGGTCGCGGCCAACAGAATGGTGACTGGTGGTTCGATCACACAACCAACACCATTAACGTCCACGATGGTACCAAGTGGCATGTATTCCACCCGGACGAGACCTCTACTACGGTCGGTGGAGGATAGCACTAAACGCCGACTTGAATCAAGTGGCAACCAAGAGGTAGAGTAGTACTACTTTACTGATACTGAACAACTTTCCCAAGGAGTTACCTGTGAGTTCTGCACCCATTTTCGTCTACACGCTCCCCGGCTGTCAGCCCTGTCGCCTAACGAAGGCTGCTCTCAAGAAGGCTGGAATCGCCTACCGTGAGACTGATCTGAGCACCGATCCAAGAGGTTTTGAAATCGTCCACGAGCTAGGATACCAGCAAGCTCCCGTCGTAGTGGCCGGTGATGTATCATGGTCGGGTTACCGTCCTGATCAACTCGCGAAGCTTGTATGAATCTAATCTATTTTTCTAATGTCACCAACAACACTCATCGGTTCGTCTGTAAGCTGGATATGCCGTCCTACAGGATTCCGATCCAAGGACAGGCGACTGGCGCAGATGAGCCGTATGTGCTAGTGTGTCCTACCTATGGTGGAGGCAAGGATGGACGTTCTAGGCACGTTCCGGTTCAAGTCATCAAATTCTTGAACAACGTCGGCAACAGAGAATTGATCAGAGGCGTTATCGGCGCTGGTAACATGAACTTCTATGAAGATTATGCGCTAGCTGCTGACATCATAGCGGCTAAGACTAATGTGCCAGTCTTGTATCGGTTTGAAATTATGGGCACACCAGAAGATGTAACAAACGTACAGACAGGGTTAGAACGATTTTGGAAACCACAGCAGAGTCCTATCACGATCTAAATGCTTCACTCAATTTGTTCGATGAGTTTGGCAAGATTCAGTTTGATAAGGACAAGGAAGCCGCGCGGCAGTATTTCTTGCAGCACGTTAATCAGAACACAGTTTACTTCCATACGCTGGAAGAGCGACTGGAATATCTGATTGGCAACGATTATTATGAATCTGAGTTCTTAGAGCAATACGGTGCCGAATTCTTGCAGTCTATTTACGACCGCGCTTATTCGTATCACTTCAGATTTGAATCATTCGTGGGCGCGTACAAATTCTACTCATCGTACGCTCTCAAGACCTTTGATGGGAAGCGCTATTTGGAGCGCTACGAGGATCGTGTAGTAGCTGTGGCACTCGACCTTGCCCAAGGTGACGAAAGGCTCGCAGAACGCCTTCTAGACGATATGATGTCCGGTAAGTACCAGCCTGCGACACCAACATTCTTGAACTGTGGTAAGAAGAGCCGTGGAGAACTCGTGTCTTGCTTCTTGCTCGATGTGCAAGACAATATGGAGTCCATTTCTCGCGCCATCGGATCGTCCCTACAGCTTTCGAAGCGTGGCGGTGGAGTATCGCTGAACCTGACCAATCTCCGTGAGACTGGCGCTCCAATCAAGAATATCGAGAATCAGTCATCCGGTGTTATCCCTGTAATGAAACTGCTGGAGGATTCCTTCTCGTACGCCAATCAACTGGGTGCGCGCCAGGGGGCCGGTGCGGTATATCTGAATGCCCATCACCCTGATCTGATGCGGTTCTTGGATACCAAGCGCGAGAACGCTGATGAGAAGGTGCGCATCAAGACTCTTTCTATCGGTGTTGTTTTAACGGATATCGTTTTTGAAGCCGCAAGAACGAATGAGGATATCTACCAGTTCTCTCCATACTCTATTCAGAAGGAATACGGCAAGTCTTTCGCCGAGATTTCTGTCACCGATATGTATGACGAGCTAGTTAACAATCCGAATATTCGCAAGACCAAAGTGAATGCTCGTAAGGTTCTTCAGACAATTGCTGAGTTGCAGTTTGAATCTGGATATCCATATATCATGTTCGAAGATACTGTTAATCGTTCGAACCCTGTTCACGGTAGGATATCTTTTAGTAATCTCTGCTCAGAGATTTTGCAGGTCAATAGCCCAAGTAAGTTCAACGATGATATGTCGTATTCGGTCATCGGCAAGGATATCTCGTGTAACCTAGGCTCACTGAATATTGCGAAGGTTATGGACGATCCATTTAGCATTGGCCAAACCGTTGAGAACAGCATTCGCTCTCTGACTGCTGTAACCGACATGACATCTATTGCTTCTGTCCCGTCTATCCGTAAGGCAAATGATGAGGGACGAGCTATCGGTCTTGGCCAGATGAATCTCCATGGGTTCTTAGGGCGTGAACATATTCAGTACGGCTCTCCAGAAGCTCTGGAATTCACCAGCGTGTATTTCGCTACAATCTTGTTCTACGCCCTGAAGGCAAGTAATCAGATTGCTATCGAACGTGGAGAGGTTTTCAGAGATTTCTCATCATCCAAATACGCCAGCGGCGAGTTCTTTGTCAAGTACACCAAGCAAGATTGGCTTCCTAGCAGCGATACCGTCATTCGCCTATTCCAAGGTGCAGCGTTACCGAGCCGACAGGAATGGGCTGATCTAAGAGATTCCGTTATGCAGTATGGTCTGTATCATCAGAATTTGCAGGCTGTCCCGCCGACCGGTAGCATCTCTTACATCAATAATTCAACCTCTAGCATTCACCCCATCGCTTCTCAGATCGAGATTCGCAAGGAAGGTAAGCTGGGCCGCGTGTACTACCCGGCACCCTACCTGAACAACAATAATCGCGAGTACTACAAGGATGCGTACGAGGTAGGCTACGAGAAGATTATCGACACCTACGCCGCCGCGACAGAGCACGTTGACCAGGGGTTGAGTTGCACGCTGTTCTTCCCAGATACAGCTACCACACGTGATCTTAATAAAGCTTATATCTATGCCTGGCGGAAGGGCATCAAGACTCTATACTATGTTAGAATCAGGCAACAAGCTCTGTCCGGAACGGAGCAAGACGGCTGCGTCAGTTGCACACTTTGAGGAGGATAAATGAAGAGATCTAACGGGCATATTATTCCCAACAATTGGAATAACTGCCCTGAGTTGGAATTAAATGTTTGGAATCGGCTAACTGGAAATTTCTGGTTACCGGAGAAAATAGCCATCGGAAATGATTTACCAACTTGGAATGGCTTAGATGCCAATATGCAGGAGTTGGTGCTCAAGGTGTTTAGCGGTTTGACACTGCTGGACACTATTCAAGGTACTGTTGGTATGTCCCGTATTCTGCCGGATTCGCAGAACGAGTTTGAAGAAGCAATTATTTGTAACATGCAATTTATGGAGCAAATTCACGCAAAGAGTTATTCTTCTATCTTCACCACTCTCTCTAACACGGCTGATATTAATGCGGCATTCGCTTGGTCAGAGGCAAATCCATATCTGCAATTCAAGGCAGATACGATTATCGGCCATTACGACGGTGATGATCCGCACAAGCGCAAGATTGCTAGCACGATGCTGGAAGCAGCATTGTTCTATTCCGGCTTCGGACTACCGTTCTATCTGTCCAGCCGTTCATTGCTACCGAATACAGCAGATATCATTAGGTTGATCCTGAGAGATGAGAGCATTCATGCCTTCATTATTGGCTCGTGGCATCAGCGTAATATAGCTCAGCTATCGGCAGAGCAACAGCAGGAATATGAAGATTTTGCTTACGATTTGGTAGATGAACTTTATCAGAATGAAGAGAAATACACACGCAGTTTGTATGATGAAGCGGGGTTGACAGATACGATGCTTCCTTTTGTGCGTTATAACTTCAATAAAGCCTTGATGAACCTTGGGTATTCGCCTCTATTTAGCGCTGATCAGACTCAAGTTGCGCCGTCTATCATGTCTTCTTTGTCTCCGAATGGAGACGAGAACCACGATTTCTTTAGCGGCGGCGGTAGTTCCTATGTCCAAGGTAAGGTTGAGGATTTGCAAGATGAAGATTGGGGATGGTAGAGATGAATATTAATGAGTTGCAGCAGGTTGTCCACCAGAACGCTGTAGACAAGGGTTTCTGGGATCACGAGGTCAATGGCGGTGAGAAGATTGCCCTCATGCATTCAGAGCTGTCAGAGGCGCTAGAGGAGCTTCGCAGCGGCTATGCAGCAGACGAGAGGTACTACTCAGATGGAGGTAAGCCAGAGGGTGTGCCGTCCGAACTTGCAGATGTAATAATTCGTGTGTTTGATTTCATGGGTTATTATGGAGTAGATATGGAAGACGTAATCGAAGAGAAGATGCGGTATAACGCGACAAGGGCTAACAAGCACGGACGTAGCTTCTAAATAGATCGGAGCATCATGGCCAAAGAACATATGCGGCAATGTGTATACGGAGGGCTACAGGGACTCGCCAGTCTGCAATTGGTGGTTTTCCTATATCTTTAC